GTTCGGCGTGGCTGGAGCGGCCGTGGCTGCGTTTGGTGTGGTCCTGGCTGAGGGGATCAAGGGCCTCAATGAGTTTTCCACCAAGCTGGTGGAGCTCAACAACAAGGCAAAGGTGATCGGGGTTCATCCCGCCGTCCTGAAGAGCATAGAGGAGCAGCTGGCCCAGATCGGAGTTGGTGCGGATCAGGCCGATGAGAATGTGGCCAAGTTCAATGAGGCCTATGCCAAGATGGGCCGCGTGGGCAGCGCAGAACATCTCAAGCTGGTCCAGGACGCCGGTCACTACAACCGAGAGATGGAGGCTGGCATCCAGTCGATCCTCCACCAGCGCACGGAGGTCGCGAGGATCAACGAGGCTCTCGCCCAGGCCCAGAACGTCTATAACAATCGCCTGAAGGATACCAACGGCAACATCATCGACGCGACCGACTTTACCAAGCAGTTCATGGCTGCGTGGGGGATCGATCCCACGTTCGCTCTTATCCAGCACCTGCATGAGGTCAGCGACGAAGAGAAGCGAGTGATGACCGAGCGGTCCAAGGCGACCGCCGACTACTACAAGCAGACCACCATTCTGAAGCAGGAGTGGGACGACTGGATGGATGACATCAAGACCTCCGCGCTTGCGCCGAACGGCTTGATCGTTGAGGGTCTCCAGGAGATCATCCGGCTGGTTAAATTCTTGCATGGGGCCACTCAGGGCGGGGCCACCGAGGAGGCGATACTCAAAAAAGAAAGTGCGATACCCTATGTTGGGAAAACTCTATCCGGCATAGATCGTTATTTCTTCGGAAAACCGGAGGGTGAAGCAGCTAAGGAAGAACAACGTCCAGGTCAAGGTCCTCTGACCGCAGAGGCTCTCAAGAAATTTGGCCAGAAGGGTTTGGCCGACCAACTCGGGCTTGGTGATATTCCGAATGTGAAGGGCAAGCCTGGGGCCGAGGCGGCGGTCGGAGGCGCGGCTCATTTGTTGTCCACGATGGGAGACACGACCGAGACTTATTCGGATACGATGAAGGACAACACTGGTCAGCTCAAGAGACTGAATGACTATCTTGCAGCCCAGCAACTTGGCATTCGTGCTCCTGGAGGAGCTGGCGGTGGCACTGGTAATATCGCGACACAAGGCACCACTCCGCAGAGTATGAATGGTGGTCCCACATCAACCTCTTCGGTTGCTGCTCCGGCTGAAACTGGACCTGGTGGCTTGCCAGTGCAACCGGGTACGGTCGCGCCAACGCTACCGCCAGAACTTGGTGGTCCATCGGCGCAACCCTCAAGTAGTGGCGGTGCCGCTCCGAGTGGTGGCTCTGCTCCTTTGAACGCTCCTGAGCTGGATACCTTCTCCAAAGGCGCGAGGGCCAGAGGAGTGCTCGGCGCCACAACTCCACAAGCGACCGCCGCGAACATGGCCCAAAAGTTTGGAGAGGGGACTGGTGGCGGTGGCACCGACGCAGTTCAAGGCGAGGGAGCCGCCGCCCTGTTGGCCAGGAAGCGAGCCGGGTTCAAGGAGGAGCTGAAGGACCCGGAGACCCGCAAGCTGCTCGGCGCTGTGATCAGCTCCGAGAACGTCGGAGCCGGCTCGGCCGTCGCAGAGAGCTTGATGAACCGGACTGAATTGGTGAACGCCTCTCGTGCCAAGCGAGGGCTGAAGCCGCTCACGCTCAAGCAGATGATGGGCACCTACGGTCACAGCTTCTACGGTCCGATAAAGCATGGGTACATCGGAGAACATCTCCAGAAGATGAACGACCCGAAGTACGCGTCTGAGATGAACAAGCGGATCGACGCGGCGCTCGGCGGTGCCAACACGATCAAGAGCTATACGGACCAGGGCAGCAAGGGTGACCCGAACTATGAGGCCGGTGGGATCGGTGTCAACATCAACAGGGAACGGTTCAACGATTGGGGTTATCCTGGCTCGGTGGAATGGAGGAAGGCGCGACAGGCGGAGCTGGAGAAGGCAAGCGAGACCGCCGATCCAAAGGTGGCGGCCGCCGCGGAAGCTAACAGAGCCATGGTCGATCGCAAGTCGATCAAGACAGTGAAGGTGGATGCGATCGGCAGCGTCAAGGTGAATGTCGCCAGTGCCGGTGGTGATGCCACGCTGGGCAGTGAGAAATTGTTCAAGCCGACCTCCTCGGAGCGCCAGACCCAGATGGTGGCTGCGGCGACCGGTCCCAGTACCACCAACGCCAGAGACCAGGCTGTGGCCCCATGAGCACGATCAAGGACATCCATCTTCCGTTCCGAGATGACTGGATCACAGCGTCGTTCAGGAACGCCCCGTTCTTCTGCGAGGCGAACAGCAGGGATAGCGGCCGCAGGATAGTCGAGCATGAGTTTCCGAAGAAAGAATTGCCGTACGCTGAGGATATGGGCAGGCGGGCCAAGACCTTTACGCTGCGGGCGTACTGCATCACCCATCCATTCACCATGCAGGGTCCGTTCCTGGATGGGTTATATAATGTGGATTATCGGGTCACGAGAGACGCGTTGGTCATTGCGCTGGAACAGCCCGGACCAGGCACGCTGGTTCTATCGACCAGACCATCTGAGAATGTGGTCGTCACAAGATACAGGATGACCGAGGAGGAGAGGTTCGGTGGCTACTGCACTTTCGATATGGAATTTTCTGAGTTTGGTTTGCCGCCACAATATCTCACGCCCTCGCAGAACACGAACACCGTGCTGAACAGCGCAGCGGACACGCTGCGCCAACAGACCCAGGCCGGGATGGCCGGACCTGATCCTCCGCCGGAGAACACCACGTTCGCAAATCGCTTTCCCACTCAACAAAAAACCTTGCTCGTGAGGAGATGATGGACAAGCCTGATGCATTAGAGGCTGAGGGGATCGTCCAGCGATTGCTGGCCAACCTGCTCGGATGCATCGTCGACAAGCAGCAGGCCGGCATCCAGGCCACCATGATGATCGGGTGGGTGGCGGCGAATGCGTTGATGCTGCTCTATTACGACCAATTGGGCACTCCCCTGGACGCGTGCTTCGACCAAGTCCGCCAGGCCGGGTGTGACCTCCCGCACATGGATGAGATAAGGGTGTTGCTGGACGTGGAGACCCCGGTGACGCTCGGCGCGACCATGATCAGAGATCGCAGCATCAACTTCGCTCTGTGCCAAGAGGGCAAGATCATCTCGAACATGTCCTTCATAAGTCGCCAGGACGTCGATGACCTGATCTATCAAATCCAGGACCCGTTCAACAAGGCCGAGGAGGTGGCCGCCGATACGATGGACCAGATGGATTATCAGGGCATCATTGAGCTCAGGGCGGCGATCGTAAATTATCTCGTATCCACGGCCAGACCTCTGCCCAGCATGTTGTCGTACCAGTTCGCCAAGCCGCTGCCCAGTCTGGTCATCTCCCACAGGCTCTACGGGGATGCCAGCAGATATGATGAGATACGACAAGAGAATAAGGTCGTCCACCCGGCGTTCTGTCCAACCGTCGGCCAGGCTCTGTCGGCTTGAGGAGAAGAGATGATGGCTGATGGAAGTGTCTCGCCAATTCTTACGTCGAGCCTGCAAGAGCCGGCCGGCAATGGGTACTCGATACCAACTCGCGATGCCAACTCCAGGGTGCCTTACGAACAGGCCACGCTGATCGTGGATGGAACTGACTTCCAGGACTGGGAGACGATCTTCGTCCAGCTTCGCTGGCATGACAGTTGGTCATATTTTCGGTTTACAAGTGTGGAAAGAGATACCCCGACCGGCCCAGGAGGAGCATATCGAACCCACTTCTACAGCCAGTTCATGCCAGGCTCCATAGCCCAGATCAACCTGGGCGGCGTGAACGTCTTGAGAGGCTACATAGAGACGAGGCAAGTCTCCTACGATGCGACCCAACATGGGATCGAGCTCCAGGGCAAGAGCTGGACGGCGCCGATAGCCAGGAGCAGCGTCAATACCAAGAGCGGGAGTTTCGACGGCATGACCTGGCAACAGGTCGCGGAGAAGGTTGTCAGTCCATATGATACCAAGATCATTCCTGTTGGTACTTTGAATGGCTTACCATTCGACAAGCTCCAGAACCAACCCGGCGAGACCATCCATGACTTCCTCGAGCGGACGGCCAGACCCCGAGGAATTATCTTAGGGGCGGACAGCTGGGGCAACTTCCTGGCCATCGGCGACCACCACATGCCGGTGATCAACACCCAGTTGATCGAGGGTGAGAACATCAAGAAGTGCCAGTGCGTCTTTCATAAGGAAGAGGTGTTCAATCAATATAAGGTGATCGCCCAGACTGCCGCCGGCAGCAACGGCGTGATGGGCACCCAGGCCAGTGAGCTCGAGGCGAGTTGGGGTGGCACCGGCTACGAGGGGAGCCTGCTGATCACCCCTTCGGAACAGCCGGTCAAGACCATCCAGGAAGTGATGGACCGCGCCAAGAACGAGGCGTTGTGGCACGAAGGTCCTCAGATCGACGTCACGATCATCGTGCAGGGATGGTTCAGGGATGACACGAACTTGTGGTGGCCCGGAGACAACGTGTTCGTCTACTCCCCGATGTGCCCCTTGAACCTGATGATGAAGATACAGACGGTCACGTTCACGCAGGACAATAACTCTGGCACCCAGACCCAACTCGACCTCAAGCAGCCGTGGGCGCTGAAGGACAATGCGCCGATGAATGTGGGCAAGAGCCCGGACGCTTCGCTACCGGATCAGCTCCCGGAACAGACCACCCAACCCATCCAACCAGTGGATTGAAAATCATGCACAGGGCAACTCCACTCAACTCCTCGTTCCGGGCGTACGTGGCCGGAGGTTCGAGGGTCACCGTGCCGGAAGTAGACGACATGCAACTGATGCAGGAGAGCAAGGGCAACTTCATGGCCAACGAGGCCAGGGAGAAGATCGAGGCTCCGCAGAACTATGGCTTCACCAGCGTGGTCAGGGATGCCGACAAGGGCTCGGACGGCAAAATCCAACAGAGCGCCGAGACCTTCGTTCAATTCATGGGAGGCAATCGGAGCTTCCCGGTGTTCGGAAATATGGACGATCGTCGCTTCAGGCTGAAGGAGCTTCAGAAGGGCGATACAGCGATGTTCGACTACCTCCAGCACCAGCTCCATATGAATAACGATGGCATCTTCGTCACTGGGCGGACCGATAAAAAGATCAAAACTCAATTGATCGATCCTCCGCAACAGCAGCAGTCCAATAAGCCGCAGGGACAGACGAAACGCTATGATCAATCCAGCAAGCAATATCTGGAGATGACCAAGGACGCGCACAATCTCGTCCACGACCAGACCATCAACTACAAGACCGGGACGCACAGCTTCCAACCGCCAGAGAGTGGCGGTGCTGCCACCCAGGCCGGTGGTGGGCCTCTCATGCAAATCTTCGGCGATAAATTCACCGGTGGGATGGGCTACTTCATGAAGCAGGTGACCGCCGCGCCGCCATCGTCATCGATGCATCTGACCACCAAGGGCTACGTCGACAGCATCATTCAGGGACTGGGCTTCACTCTCCCGTCGATCCCCTCGCTGCCGATGCCTCCGCTGCCTCCTGGTGTGACACTGCCTCCGGGCGTGACGCTGCCGCAGCAAGCGTCCTTGCCGCAGGAACCGGTCGCGACGACCACGTGGCTCGACGAGCTGTTGGCTAGATTGACAGCCATCGAGGCGAGACTTGCGGCGCTAGAGAGCAGAGGGTGACCTTCGATGGGTACGGCGACGAACACGAATATACCGATAGGTACCGTCCCGGTGGACATCAGGACGGTCCAGAACACCCAGTTTCCAAAATATTCTGTGACGATCGACTGGGCGCTGCTCCCGAACGGAGAGCTCGATGACAGCATGGCGCTGGCCACCGCGATCGTGGTCGCGCTGGGCACCGATGCTCTGGCCGGCGTCGATGACCGATTGCCTGACCCGGACAGCACCAATAGAGAGGGTTGGTGGGGAGACTTCGATGGAGATGTGATCTGGAACGCATGGCCGATCGGAACGAAGCTGTGGCTGCTGCGTCGCAGCGCGCTGGAGGCTACGGAGGCCAAGTTCGGCAACACCCAGAGCTGGGCGGTGAATTACATCAAGGACGCGATCCAGCCGTTCGTTGATCAACAGATCGCCAGCCGCTACCAAATTCTATCGATGCGAGTTAGCAAGCAACAATTGGACTGCGTCGTCCGCATCTATCGTGGACCTCGCGCGGCCATCGACCTGATGTATCAAATGCTCTGGCAGGGGATCATGCCGTAATGCCTTGGAACACTCCTACGCTGAGGGAAGTCAGGAGCCTGGTCAGGGACAGCGTCCATGGCTCGCTGCCTGGCAGCGACGCGACCATCCCGAACAGCGTGCTGCGGGTCATGAGCGATTGCCAGGGCGCGCTGTGCTTCCTCACGCTGGAATACGTCGACTGGCTGGCTCTCCAGCTTCTCCCGGACACCGCGGAGACGGAGTGGCTGGACAGGCACGGCAACATCTGGCTGGTCAACGCGGACGGGACCACCGGCAGGAAGCAGGCCACCATGGCCACCGGCACGGTGACGGCCACTGGGATCAATGGCAGCGTCATTCCGGCCGGAGCGCTGATGGGCGCTGGCCAGAGCGCGACCTATCAGGTGACTACCCAGGTCGTGGTGGGTTCTGGCCCAACCATCGTTGCTGCGACCTCGTTGGTCCCCGGCACGGTGGGCAACTTGCAGTCTGAGGACTCGTTGTCTTTCCTGGTCCCACCTCCAGGCGTGGACGGGACCGTGACGGTGATCACGATGGACGGAGGCGCGGACACAGAGACCGACGACGAGCTGCGCACTCGCATCCTGCGACGCATCCAACAGCCCCCGATGGGCGGCGACGCGACCGACTATGAGCAGTGGGCGCTGGCCGTGCCTGGAGTGACCAGGGCGTGGTCCAGTCCCAACGAGATGGGCATCGGGACCATGACCATACGGTTCTTGATGGACGATCTGAGGGCCAGCGACGACGGGTGGCCGACCCCGGCGGACATCGTCACGGTGGCCGACTACATCGACAAGATGAGACCGGTGACGGTCAAGGACTGCTACGTGGTCGCTCCGATCAAGCAATTCATGGACGTCACCATCAAGAATTTAGTACCGAACGCGACAGAAACCCAGGCAGAGATCGAGCTCTCGCTGCAGAACATGCTCAAGGTCAGGGCCGCGCCCGGCCAGACCATCTTCGCGTCCTGGATCAACTACGCGATAATGAACGCTCCTTCTGTGATATCATTCGATCTGATATCCAACACCGATTTCGTGATGGCCAACCCAGGCAGCATGGCCGTGCTGGGGACGATCGCCTATGAGTGACCGCCACGTCCGCAGATCGGGCAGCGACTACAGGGAAGCCTTCCTCTCGCTGCTGCCCAATGGTCAGGCGTGGCCCAAGCGTTCAATGGACGCCGTGCTGTGGCAGACGTGCGACGGTCTCTGCGAGTATTGGGGATTTGTGGACAGCAGGGCCGCGGACCTCCTGGAGCAGGAGAGTGATCCGAGGATCACGCTGGAACTGCTCCCGGACTGGGAGCGCAACTGGGGACTGCCCGACCCTTGCTACACTGCTCCGCTGACCATCGGAGCGCGCCAGCAGGCACTGGTCCAACGCATGACCATGCTGGGCTCGCAGTCGAGGCAGTTCTACATCAATTTCGCCGCGTCTCTTGGTTACAACATATCGATCACTGAATACCGCCCGTTCATGGTCGGGCTGGATCGCTGCGGAGATAACAGGGTCCACGGCGATGGCACCAATCCGATGTTCAGTGACACGTTCGCGTGTGGATATCTGCCAGTCTGCGATCCGAACGGCGACAGGGTGGCCTCTGGCGAGCTCTCGGAGTATCCTAACTATGGATTGGGACCTCCTGAGAACCGCTACTATTGGACCGTTCACGTCCACCAGGCTCCGCTGATCTGGTTCAGGTGCGGCAAGGGCGGCGGTCAGACCGGCGTCAATCCCCACCTCACGATCGTTCACGCCCAGGACCTCGAATGCATCCTGGCCCGCTGGAAGCCGGCCCACACCGAGATAGTGTACGACTACTCTGGCCTCACACCCGACGATCCCATGGCTGGGACGCCGTAAAAGACAGGATCGAACCATGCAGTACAACCAACCCTATGGCGTCACCGATCCGAACGCTGGCTATATCAACGGCGATCCATCAGTCGGCCAAGCCGGCTCGATCCCGCCTGCGGCCAGCATCGAATATCCCCAGCGCGAGATCGTCGCGCTGATCAACGCCGGCAATCTGGTTCCGAACAACGGTGATCTGGTCCAGCTGGCCAAGGCCATCCAGAGCGGCGCCATCTGCTTCGCAGTGGACACGTCCGGCGCGGCCAACACGGTGGTGGCCACGCTCAATCCCAACCCAGGTTCGTACAAGGCCGGCAACGTCTACTTCGTTAAGATGAAGTTTGCCCCGACCGGGCCGTCCACCGTCAACTTCAATGGGATAGGCTTTGCGCCGATCGTCAAGAGCGGGGGAGCGCCGCTGGCCGGTGGAGAGTGGGCGGCCAATGACGTGATCGAACTACGCTGCGATGGGACCAAGTTCTTCACCGGCACCCAGGCCGGTGCGGCGGCTGGGCTTCCACCCAACGTCGTTATCAAGCCGACCGCAAACCTGGACATCTACGTCAACGCCTCGACCGGCAGCGACACGCTGTACGACGGTACCACGGCCACAGTGAGCGGCGCGCATGGTCCATTCAAGACGATCCAGATGGGCGTCAACACGGCGTTCAATTACGCGCCGAGCCAGTACCAGATCACCATCCACGTCGCCGCCGGCACCTACACCGAAGCGGTCTCGACCCCACTGTACGCCGGGCCTTCTCTGATCATCGATGGCGGCAATGCCGCGACCACGATGGTGAACTCTACCAGCGTGAACGCGGGGGCTGGCTATCACGTCATAGCCGTGCAGGGTCCCAACGTGATGACGTGCCAGAACATCTCGGTGACGAATACCACTTCGGGAGGTAATTGGTGCGGGTTCGTCGGCGAGAGCAATGCCACGATGAAGTGCTTCAACACCGGCAGCGATGTAATGAGCGGCTGGATATTCTATGGCAACGATGGTGCGGTGGCGAGCAACGGTCACAACTATCATGGCGCTTCCATCGGAGGGATCGCCTTGTCGATCTTCGGGAATGTCAATGTCACTGGGAACCACACCTTCAACAACGCGATCAACGTCGCTGGCCAGACCATGCAGGCAGCCGGCGGCACCTGCGGGGTCTCGCCACAAAACCCGGCGACCTGGATCAATTTCTCGAATGTCACTGGGATCAAGTACAGCGCCTATGGGAACGGCGTGGTCACGGCCCAGGGGCTCGGCGTGAATTACTTCCCGGGCACCGTGCCCGGTTCGGTGTCTTCAGGTGGCCAGTATCTGGGGTGACGCCATGGCCATCGTAGATATCACCTGCGAGAACGATGCGGACTTCGTCCGTGCCTTCATCTATCGAGATGTGAACGGATTGCCCATTGACTTGGGTGGCAATACCATGCGGATGGGCGTCCGCGTACACGCGGAGGATGCCACGGAGGAACTGTTGCTTACGACGGAGAATGGTGGGTTGGTCATCACCAATCCACCGAGCGGTGAGTTCACGCTGCTGATCACCTACGGGCAACTCCAGCAACTCCCGCTGGGTGGCTACGAGCACTCGCTGATCCGCATCTATGAGGACCAGCACCTGCGGATTTGGTCTGGCACGCTGACCAACAACGCCGGCCCGAGCCGAGGGACGAACACATGACCAACGGCAGCGGCGGCATCATCGTCACGGCGGAGCCGGCCGACGCCGTCGTCGTGACGGCCGACACCGAGCTCGAGGTCATAGAGGTCCAGGAGCAGGGACCGGAGGGCAGACAGGGAGACAAGGGCGACCAGGGCGACCAGGGTCTCATTGGGCCGCAGGGACCGGTGGGCCCCATCGGGCCCGTAGGCCCGGTTGGCCCGGTTGGACCTCCGGGCATGACCTTGGTCGCCATCAGTGCCACGGCTCCGATGGGCGCTCCTGACGACTCGCTGTGGTGGAACTCGACCAACGGCCAGCTCTACGTCCAATACAACGACGGCACCAGCACCCAGTGGGTGATCACCAGTCCGTCGCCGGATATCTCCTCGTTCCTGTTGAAGTCCGGCGGCACCATGAGCGGCCTGCTGACGCTGGCCGTCAATCCAGTTAATGCACTGGACGCCGCGACCAAGCAATACGTGGACAACGCGGTCTCTGCGATCACGCGTCCTCAGGGACGCCTGACCCTGCTGTCCGGCTCTCCGGTGATGAACACGTCACAGTCGGGCAAGAACACGCTGTTCTTCAATGGCACCCAGTGCCCGATCTTTAACGGCACCAATTGGGTGCCGACCCTGATCCCCGGTGGTGAGATTTCTGCGCTCACGACCGATGCTACCAAGTCGCCGGCTCCGATCGGCCCAAGCAAGGTGAACGATTGGTTCGTCTGGAATGACGCCGGGACGATACGCCTCAGCCACGGTCCCGACTGGACCAACGATACGACGCGTGCCACGGCATTCGTTCGCGTCAACGGCATCTATCTCAACGGCGTCGCCATCACCAATGGCCCGGCGGCCTCTCGTGGGACCTTCGTCGGGACCACGCGCAGCAACGCCTCTTCGCTGCTGGACTGGATACTTGGCTCTGCCGCCTCCGGTGGCGGCGCGGCGTTCCTGAACGTCTGGAATATGTATGACCGCAAGAATATCTCGACGCAGGTCGTCGATAACGGCGCTGGTTATAACTATACGGCTGCGGTGACAAGACAGGCCAGAGCCTCGGCCGGGAACCAGATCAATTTCGTCGTAGGTCAGAGTGAGGATGCGTTCTTCGCCTCGTATATTCAGGAGGTGAGCAACGGAGTTGGTTCCGCATATGGAATTATATATATCGGTCTTAATTCAAACAGTGTGCCATCCTCGATAAGAGCGTTGATGTATTCCTCTGGTGGATCGGGCACGGTGGCCACCGGCTACGTCTCCTATACGGTGCCGCCTCCGATCGGGTACAACTTCCTCGCCGCTCTGGAAAAAGCAGACGGCACAAATTCAAATAACTTTGACAACATCAGCCAAGCCACTCTGGCGATGACGCTCATGATGTGAGGATGTAAATGGCTGCGCTTGATTTCCCGTCAGGTCCTTCGGTCGGCCAGCTCTACCC